AAAAAAATAGACGCGATGAACCTTTCATCGATGATGCTTCAATTGAAAACAGCTCAGCATGCGATCATTAAGCTTCTTGAGGAAATCGATATGGGAAATATTCATCCAAGATTATTTGAGGTACTTGCCCAGCTGCAATCCCAAATAATGCAGATGCCTAAGGATTACCAGAACTACATGGAAAAGATGGAGGATTCTTATAAGAGACTCAAAACAGACATGGAGCAGAAAGCTTTAAGCGGAGGGGTAGTCATGGGGGAAAATGGGGAGCCTCGAAAAGAAATATCTCAAAATGGAGGAGATGGAATAAAGGTGAGAGGAAATAAAGGACTAATGGAGAATCTTAGAGATATCTTGGGCTCTGAAATAGAGGATGTAACAATTGTGGATGCTCCGGAAAATTCTGTGGTAAATGCTAGGAAAAAAGCAGAGATTGACGTAAAAAATGGGAACTCCCCGGAAGAGGAAACACATATCGATTCTGGGATCGATGACGACCTTTTTGACTAAAACACCCGGTCTGATAGATGAGTACAGAGATACAGGAAAAGGATAATAATTATTGGTCAACCTCAAGAGTAGATGAACTTCTCCGTAGAGTTGATGAAGAGGGATTAGATTTTAAAAGTGTAGATAACCCTTTTCATGATAATAACCCGGACCTAAAGAGGTCTAATATTCTTTGGGAATTTACCCCTGAAGAGATTAAAGAAATTGAGAGATGTGCTAGAGACGTAACCTACTTTGCTAAATATTGTCAGGTAATAACAGACAATGGTTTAGCTTATATAAACCTGAGAGACTATCAGGAATCCGTTTTAAGAGAATATCAGTCTCATCGCTTCAATGTTTTTTTAGCACCTAGACAGGTTGGTAAAAGTATAACCTCTGCGATTTTCTTGGTTTGGTATCTCCTGTTCAATCACGATAAAAATGCAATGATTCTCGCCAACGTGGGAGATACCGCGGAGGAATTGATGGATAAAATCAAAGCCATAATAAAGGGTCTTCCTTTCTTTCTTAAGCCAGGTATGATTGTTAATAACGTCATGTCTATGAGATTTGATAATGGATGCAGGGTAATAGCTAAAACTACAACTAAAACTTCCGGTATTGGTTTTACCATACACTTTCTATACATGGATGAGTTCGCACATATAAATCCTAACTTTATAGAGAGCTTTTTTAGGTCGACATACCCAACCGTATCATCATCTAAGGTTTCTAGAATCATAATTACTTCCACTCCTAATGGAATGAATAAGTTCTATGACATCTATCAGGGCGCACTTAGCGGGGAAAATAGCTTCAATCCAGTTAGAGTTGATTGGTGGCAGGTTCCAGGCAGAGATGATGAATGGAAGAAAACCGAAATAGCTAACCTTGGTAGCGAGGAATTATTTAATCAAGAATATGGCAACCAATTCCTTAGCTCCAGCTCACTTTTGCTCGGATCAGAGGAGCTCAGAAAGATAAGATCCAACGGGGTAGAGTATACATGGAAGGAGATAGATGTTCTTCATGATTTTGGTATAAATTACGAGAATCTAGTTTGGCATCCTAGGTTTGATATTACGAGTGATTTTTCTAACGGTAGGAAGTTTATTCTTAGCGTAGATATGGCCGGAGGCGGAGGCGGAGATTTTAGTGTCATCAATATTTTTAAGGTTGTTCCTCTCCCTAGAAAGACTATAGAATCGATGGTAGAGTTTGAGGACGAGTCTGACTTTTTTGGATTTCTACAGGTTGGCATCTATAGAGACAACACTGCTAAAATAGAGGACGTTAAAAAGATACTAGAGATATTGACACTCCACGTTTTTGGTGAAGACAACACTAGGATAGCTATGGAGTTAAACTTTAAAGGTGAGCTCCTGTTAGATAAACTATTACAGAACGATGATATGTACGGTGAGATGTTTTTACATACCCAACACAGTGAATCAGCTAGATCTTTGAGACCCGGGATTAAATATAATGCTAAAAATAAATTCCAGTATTGTGAAAACCTTAGAAGTCTAATTAAGAAAGGGGTTATAATGGTTAACGAAAAGAGCTGGACTATACCCGAGCTTTTTACATTTGGCCTTAATAATAGAGGTACTTTTTCTAGCCAATCTGGTCACGATGATGCAGTTATGACTGTGGTTAATCTGGCTGGATTTTTTGATAATGGCGGATTCTACGATCTAGTCGGAGATGTTTATGATGATCTTGACAATTCTTACAGGATATTGATTGATTCTAAATTAAGCGGAAATTCCACTTCCATCACACATTCCCCATATGATAAATTTGTACCCAAGACTAAAGACGGTACTGCATTCAAATCATTTAACGATTTGCTCTAAAGGGTTTTGCCAATAGATATATACAAGAAAGAATAACGGGATGCCTCCAAATAAATAGAGGCACTTGGATATATAGTATAGCAAAAATATCTGGAATGTAATGGCTCAAAAAATCAAACTTGATTTATCCCAATTTAAAGCCTCTGGTGTTTATACACTCGAGTTCGATGCATCGGAAAATATAATACTGACCTCTCAGACAATTCGTCTTGTTGTTGGATTCTCTAATAAAGGTCCATTCAATACACCGGTCTATATCCCCGATATCAAAACTGCACTGGCGGTTTTTGGTGACATCGACAGAACCTTGGAAAATAAAGGATCTTTTTTCCATAGATCTATTCAAACCTGCCTTACCGCAGGACCTGTTTTTGCTTTAAATCTTTTAAAGCTAAACAATGATGAAACTAGTGCAGATGCGGATCTAGTTAAATATAGAAGTTTTTCAGTAGATACTGAGGAGGTAAACGGCGTATTAACTGAAAAGCTATATGCTTCTTTCTATAATAAGGAAAGATTTTGGTTTGCTGATCCTGAATATTTTCTAGCAACTCTATCCTTTGCTGATAGCGGAAAGCTCTTTAACCTTGTTAACTTAGGTAAAGAAGCAATGAGTGTGATTGTTAGAAAGTCTACAGATGCTACAAGCCCTCTAACAGGGTTTGATATATTCGCTATAGATTGGTATGGTGCAGACAACGTCCCATCGTTTATGCACCCTTATGATTACATTTCAGATTATTTTATAGACGTGATAGCTGTATCTGGAGATTGGAGCGACTATACAACTCTATCTCTGGATCCGAAATGGGGATCTTACTTTACGCCGAACGGATTTATCAAGAGTAGCATAGATGCTTTCTTAGCGGAGCCTGACGTAAATATTATAACAGTTACAACAGGTTCTATAATACCTGACTTTGTTGATTTAAATGGAAATATCCAATACATCCAGACGTTAATAAACAACAATGTTGTTACTCAAGGTCTCTTTTGCGCCATAGATGAAAAGGCGATGGAGGATCTTTGTAATAACACATCAAGAATAGATTTGGTGGGTCACCATTTAATAGATGAACTTACTGCAGATAGAGATCTTCTAACTCCAAGACTTAATTTCTTAAGCTACGACCAAGCTCTTTTAGCTGATTACCTATACACTAGAAACGAAGTTGGAGTCACCGGAGCAGGAGCTACTGCTGGAGGAATTAAAGTAGGTGCACCTTTTGCATTCGGAGCTACTGCGGGGGTTTACTATCAGTACTTTGATTCTTATTCACCAACAGCATACGATAGCGGATTCCATTACTTACAAACAGCTGCAACAGGATCTTTTGTTCTCACTTCTGATCAAAAAACAATATTAAAGTCATATCTGGAGGTTCAATCCGACAGTGATCAAAAATTTATAATAGGTAAAGTTACCGGTCTAACGGGATCTGATCCTGTTATAAATCAGTTTGCTGACAATGACCTTGTTAAATTGAGAGTAGTAGGTGTGATAGAGGTAAGTGGCCAAATTAGAGTTACATTCAAACACCCATTGGATACTGCTTCATACAGAAGCATGGGTATCTCGGTTTCCCCTGTGTACGACATAACCAGTTATAATACAGGAGTTACTGGAAGTAACCCTCCTTTTGAAACCAACGCTTACCAATTCGGTAAGTCTGATTATTTCAGTATATCTGATCTTTCTACACCAGGCGGGGTAACCGGACCGGGTGCACTAACAGGAACAGCGGATACTCTGGTAGGATATGCGATGTCTGATTTTTATGACGACGTTTATTACGAGGAAATACAGAATGGAGATGTTATTTGGTCCAACGCTACTGGATCTGCCCTCCAATATCTCACATTTGAAAATAATGTGGATAGGGACCAATTTGATGTAACATACGGTAGAGCTTATTCGAATATTAGTAGATCGGATGGACCTCCTACTTCACAGGTTGATGTTACAAACTGGGGAAATTCATATGCCAGTGATAACAGCGGAGCTTCAGTCTCTCCAAATAAGATAGATATAATATCAAACGAGGGGGCTATAAACGAGTTTGTTGATGTTCTTGCAAGAATAGATTCGACATCATTTACGATTTCGTCTATACCAACATCACCAATTTCTGTTGGGGATTACATAGTTTCTACTGATAAAGACATATGTATAGATACTGCTCAGAATCAGCAGAATAGGTTAACTATGGTTACCTCAGTTGCTCAAACCACTACAGTTGGGGTAGTTAAGGTTACAACAGCAAGACCTATCCTGTATTACTCTGGTACTCCTTTAAGAGTTCAAAAGTTCAAGTCAATTCCTGAGTTCACAAAGTCCTTCCAGTTTACATACCTTAGAGGATTTAAAATGAACGACAGTCATAGACCAAATGGTACAGACGCAAGGGTATCTACTCTTTTAAATATTCTTTATGAGACTAACATCGCTTCGACTTTGTCTACTAAAGACGTAATCTCTTTTAGATACGTTGTCGATACTTTCTCTGGACAAATTTTACCAAGTTCTAAGTATCAGTTGAGCAAGCTGGCTAAGGACAGACAGAAGGCCTTAGCGCTAATAAATGCTCCTTCCATAGCTCAGTTTAGGGAATCAACGGATCCAAGATTTACTGATGCACCTACTTCGGTAGATCCATATCCAGCTCTAAATACACAGTATATAGCTGAAGGCGGTAATTTATCATTAAATCCTTCCTATACATTTAGTCTTCCAACTGAGGATCAGGGATCCAAATTTGCTGGTTACTTCAGTCCATATATTACAATTAGAGAAAACAACAGGAATATAAACGTTCCACCGGCTGCTTTCATCTCGAACAATTTTGTTAGAAAGTTTGCTAACGGGGAGCCTTATGCTATTATTGCTGGACAGAAAAGAGGAGTAATCTCAGGGGGAAATATAGTTGGAGTAGAATACGATTATACAGATTCCGATAGAGCAAACCTTGAACCAATGGGAATTAATCCTATTATTAAAAAGAGAGGACTTGGAATTATAATATTCGGTAATCAGACAGCGTACCAGCAGGTTAATTCTGCCTTTAATCTTATTCATGTTAGAGATCTCCTGATCAGTATCGAAAGTGACGTTGAGGAAATACTTTCTAGCTATCTGTTTGACTTTAACGAGGATTCTATCAGACTTGAAATCAAGACACTGGTAGACAACTATCTCGATGGTGTTAGAGCAGGTGGTGGTATCTATGCATACCAGACTGTAATGGATTCGTCTAATAATACACCAGCTATCATAGATATGAATATGGGTATCATCGATATTATTATCGAACCAGCTAGAGGAATACAGAAATTCATCAACAGAATCACTGTTACTAGAACCGGAGGTATTGCAGCTGGAGGGTTTATAAACTTTGTTTAATAGAAATTGATAGCGAAGATAAATATAAAAATAAGAATCTGAAATGGCAGGATTACCTCATTATAGTAGTTCACAAGCATCAATAAACAAGTTTGAACCGGTTTTCTTAAACCAGTTTGAAGTTGTAATTACCCCACCATCTGCTGTTGCTGGAGGGGATTTACTGCTAGAGCACGTTAGATCTGTTGGCGGATTTGCTTTAGATAAGACCCCCGTACCAATAGAACAAAAATACAAGTTTGCAAAAAGAAACTACGCTGGAGCTAAGCCGAATAATACATTCATGGATCTTTCTTTAGATTTCAACGTCAACCTGAACAATTCTAATTCAATGTATGTTTTTAAAACACTTAGACAATGGACGGATCTAATCTACAATCCATTGACTGGTGCTCAGGGATTAAAGGTAGATTACACCGGAACTATAGTAATATCTATATTTAATAAGCAGGGAGATGTTTTTAGAAGAGTTACTTGTAGAGATTGTTTTCCGACCAAGCCTATTACATCTATGGAGCTTAACTATACCGCAGATGGACTATATAAAATAGAAGGAATGACTTGGGCGGTAGA